GAAGATTTCATCTTCTGCTTCCAAAGAACCGATCATTCCAACAGTTCCTTTCTTGAACTCAGAACCATAAATCCATACAGACAAGGTTGCAGAGCTACCAAAAGTTTGACCACCGGCTTCGTAGTAAGCAACATCGAAAGTACCTGCAGTGGTGTTCACAGCAGTAACGATGCCCTTGTTAGAAAGACCGTTAGCGTTGTCAGAAATAAATACAGTCTGACCGGCACGGATAGCGATACCACTTACGTTAGGGTCGCTTACAGTGATGGTTGCAGAATCTGCAGCAGCAGCCGCAGAAGAGGCGCAATCTACATACTTAGTATGCAAACGTCCTTGTTCAGCCCACTTAATCATATCAGAGTTAGAAGGCATTTCAGCTCCTACCAAACGAAGGAAAGAAGCTACAGTACGATTACCGTAACGCTCAAACTCCTTCTCATAAGTATCAGGAAGATACTGATTCAAGAAGTTGAAGTTGGTAATGTAGTTAGTCGAAAGGGGCACTTGCTCCGCACTTGGCTGAAGCTGATACCCGGGTGATGGTAATACTGCCATTGTTGTAAATTTTTAATTTATATTTTTTTAATGCTGCGGATTTTTAGACTCCTTCCGGAATCCGGTGCTACCGCCTTCACCTGCATCCCCCCTTTATTTACAACTTCAGGCGCTCTACGCTCTGACATATTTATATTTTTAGTCTTACGCATTACGTCCTCTGTTGCGTCTGCCTGTCCTTGTTCATAGAAGTACTTGGCAAACCTATCAGGGTTCATCGCTATGGCTAAAGCCTTATGGTATCCTGCAGCGTCTTTAATCAGTCCGCTCTCATCCAAATACTTGTTGATAAAGTTTAGTGGAGTCGATTGAGACTTCTTTAACTCTACAGCAGACCCGGGAGAAAACACAATCTTCTTGTCGTCAATGGCGAACTCAAAACCTTTGAAGTCTTTACTAAAGACCTCTTCGGACTTTTGGTCAAACCATTTGCGCTTACGCTCGTTTTCCTCCTGCAAGGTTTTTGCCTGTTGTGTATACTGACGGTACGCCTCAAACTCTTCATTGTCCTCGGGAGATAAGCCATTTGCTCTTGACTCAAGAGGCAGCTTGTATTTCTCCTTTTGTTCATTGAAGAAGCTCTTAGCTTCCGCAACAGCCTTTTTACGTGCTATCCTTACCTTCTTAATTTTAGACTCATCATCGATGTCCTCATCGTATTTGTAGTCCTCCATCAACACATCAATGTCTTCTTTGTCAAGACCTTTCTGTGTAGAGGCAAGATATTCACGAAGAACTTGATCAGGGTCCATTGAATCGTAGTCCTTGTTAACCTTAACAAAGTCATCGAATCCACGCCCTGTCTCCTTCTTAAATTTCATATAAGCAGCCACATCTTCGGGAAGGGGCTCAGACTCTTGGCGTTCTGATACCAAATCATCGAAGGAGTTAATCTGCTTATTGTAGCGTTTTCCAATATATGAAAGAACTTGCTCCTCTGTTAGCTCAGGCTCCTGTGCCGGAGGCTCTTCTGTTTTCTCAGCAGGAGGCTCTATGTTTGACGTGTCAATCTTGACATCATCTACAACCTCACCATTCAACTGCTTCTCGTGCTTCTCAAGAAGTTCTTTTTCAACTTCCTGTACACTTTTGCCCTCTGTCGTATCAAGTGCTCTTACTTTAATTTCCATTAGATTAGATTTAATTTGTTACAAATTTATACAAAAATTGCGAAAGTTTTAGCGAGGTTCAAATTCAGCTAAGTCAAACCCATCAAGGCTGTCCTCATTGGACTCAAAGTCCATAGGGGGCAGATTGTTCTTTCTTTGGTTTATGAGCTTAGACTGTTCGCTATTCTGTTGACTTATACGTCTTGCCTTCTCCTTTTCCTTCATATCCTCCCTGCTCATTAAAGCGGACTCCTTGAGACCACCTAACTGCATTTGGTATTGGAACTCCTCGTTCATTAGCATCCGCTTCATATCAGCCTCAGCCTTGAGTCTCTCAATATCAAAAGCCACCTCAGCCTGCTTGATTTGCATCTTAGCCTGAGCCTCGAGTTGTATCTTTTGCATAGCTGTTTGAGCAGCAATCTGTTGCGATTGCAATTGTTGCTGAGCCATCATAGCCTGCTTCTGCATTTCCATCTTTTCCTCACGTTCCTGCTTCTTCATTCGCTTGACCTTCAGAAGCTGATTGGCAAGCTTAATGTTTTTAAGCTCACGTATGTCGATGGCATCCTCAAGATTGATGTCGCCCTTAGAAAGAGCCATTTGAATGTTCGCCTCAAGCTGAGCCTTCTGCTCTTCGTCAGGAGATACCTCTACAAATATGCCAAAGTCATATATGTACAAGTCGCTAATATCATTTAAGATGGACACGTTATACTTGCCAATCTTATTGGCAAAGTCGTCCTTGAAGTCAGCGTACTCTAAAATGTCTGCAATCCGGTAGGTAAGGGCTTCAGCAAGCGACCTGTAGATGAATAAGCCTCCCTCAAGAATGTGGCGTGTAGCCGTATTGGAGTTAAGTGCAGCGAGCTTTTGGACCCCTACCAATGCGTTAGGATCAGGCGTAGACCCATCCCTTGCCTCGTTAAGTCCGGTCACAGACCGAATCATATCAAGGTAATGGTTGTAGTTTGCTATTAGCATCTGTGTTTTAGAAGCTCCTGAGTTGGAGGTTAGCTGCGTAATAGGAACTCTTGCATTGTTGAAGTCACCCTCTTGGGTATAACTACGTCCGATAACACTACCTGTTTGGAAGTATAGCCTCAAGGCATCTTCCGGGTTATAGGCTTGCCCTGTTCCAAGGTCAACCTCATTGAGACCATCGGCATCAATGAACACACCATCAGGTACAGTGCGTGCAATAACCTGCTGTAGCTTTAAGTGGGTTAGCTGAATCAAATCTGCGAATGGAACCATTCTACGGACAAGAGACTCAATCACACCCTTATACATACGAGGCGCTACTGCCACGTAATTTGGTAATGCGTGTTGAGAAGTTGATTTAGGGCGAACCATATTTTCAGCCATCTGCCACTTGAGCAAGATGTTGGTTCCCATCACCATCACACCCTCATACCACACATCAATAGTCTTTTCAATTTTTTCAAACTTTCCTTCCTCCATCATTTCAACAGGAGGATTAAACTGATCATCTTTTTCAATTACACGAGAGCCACCTGCTTCAAGAATCTTTTTCTTGTAGACCATTTTCTTTGTGGTCTTGTAATTGAAGTAAAGGATAGTTGCAGTATCACGATAGAACAAACTGTTCTCATAGAAACGTGCTACGTTATAGTAGTCGTACCAACTCTGAGAGTACATTGAAATTTCCTGCAACTGCTCACGAGTAAGCGTTGGGTCAATCTTTACAAGCTCAGTAATTGGAAGCGTTTTAATTTCTCCCCAATAAAAACAATCTTGGAAGAATGGGTCTTCAGTATAACTGTATACCACATTCGCAGGATCAACGTATGACACTTGCACTCCTGCACCGGGAAGAAACTCGTGCTTTGCTACGCCAATACCAATAACAGCTAAATCGTAATCTATTCGTTTACGTGTGTCTTGATAATGGTTTTCATCAAGTATAGTATTGATAGCTTCCTCTTCTGCAATTTCAATAGCAGGCTTATAGTTAAGCTGCATATACAATGAAAGCTCTTCGTCTGTTTCCGGAAGCTCATCAGGGTCCATAATAAAAGGGTCAACACCTGTTGACTCTTGTATCTGTGTAAGTACATCTTTAGCTGCCATCTGCCCCTCAATCATATCTTGATACTTACTTCTCTTTGCTTGCGACATTGCATCTTGTGCATACGTCTTTACCTTGAATAATCGGTCAGACATACCATTCACAACAATATCAACAAACTTTGGAAGAATAGGAACGGGTGTCCAATCTAAGTTCAAATAGGAAAGGTCACCATCTATAGCAAGCTCATTCTTATACTTCTGCACAGACTGCTCTCCACGAGCATATAGACGAAGTCTATTAAAGTCACGCCATTGACTGTAATACCTGCATTGATTACCATCTTTGCGGAACCACTCGTATTGGATGGCTTGACCTACCTGTAGACCAAACGCATCAGAGGCTTTCTCTGCGTCAGATACAAACTGACCCGGAAAACCTGCTGCGGATATATTAACTTTTACATCTTTCATTTAATAAGTTCACTTAGTGTTCCACTATTAGTGTACCTTGCGAAATTAATACTAATTTTCGACTCTTTTTTGTCAGGTAAATATACATTTTTTTGATTTGCCATTATCGCTAACCCCGAACTAATTGTTGCGTCAAACTTTGTTCTGTCACTTATATCAAATCTCGCCCAATCCTCGAGCGTTCTTGTGAATGGCATTGTCCCTATCTCATCAGCCGGTCTATAGGTACTCGTTAGGTCGAAACCTATAAACTTTTCAATGTATGTCTCAATAGCTGAAGCGTGCGCCTGCTTCACCTCTTCAGAGGAGTTAGGGATACCGCCAAGCTCACGCTCGGTCTTGCTCAGCTTATTGAGTGTACGATCAGGGCGGTTCATACAGAAGTGTCGATACCCCCTGTTTTTGAAGTGGTATAGTAGTCTTGGTTTATTGTTCTCCGCAAGCACCGGCATACCATAGAACACGCAAGCCATCAGCACCTCCTCAAAGAATATCTCAGCCGTTTGAGGACGGGCTATGTATTCTAAGAAAAACTGATTGGTTGGCGCATCGTCCAAATGATATTTGGTCATACCGTGCAAAGACCCATTTGACCCCCTACCCCCAACTACCGCTGAGATGTCGTATGGGTCACAGCCAAAGGACCCGAGGTGTTCATTGCCGGGGTACTTAGCTCCGCTCCTATTGATGACGTTGTTCTGCATATTAGTGGGTGGAACCCAACTGATTAAGAACCTTCCCCTCGGGTCAGGACTCCATATCACTCGGCTATCTTTTTCACCATCCTTCCAATGAAATGTTCCACGTGAAACATTATGCGCCTGAATCTGTGAATCATTGTAGTCAATCTGATGATATATCTTGGTCAGGTTAAATAGCGCCTGCTT